AAAAAGCGTACAACCAATGAGCTTACCATCAGGACTTGTATTCTTCATGGATTTCAAGCGTGGTACAGCAGTAGGTAACGTAGGCGACCGCGTATTTGAAACAGGTTCTTCCTTCTTTGGTGATCGTCTTGGTGTAGAAATCACTGGTGGTGTTCGCTTAGACGGCGCACAAACAGAAAAGGGTTTCTACAATTTAGCAAATGGTTATAACACTTCACGTTATCACACATTCGTACCAACTGCTAGTGTAGTTCAATTAACACCATTTGCTCTTTCTGGTTCTTCTGACTTACAAAAGGGATTAATTCGTTGGGATCCAGATTTATTAGATACTGTAACATATGCATCCGCTTCTGTATTACGTGTTGCTCTTAGTGATCTTTCACAAAGTGCATTATTGGCAGAAAAAGATGTATTCGCTGTTTCTCTTGCACAAGCAGCAGCAGACGGCGGGGCAGCTGTAAATGATGCCACCGGTTCTGCCATGGCAAGCGGCGCTGTTGTAGTACGTAGATTGACTGACGTAGTAACTGGTAAGGGCGTATTACCACAAGGTGACGTATCTGGTACTAAGTACTTGCAATTAGTAATTGCAACTCCAAGTGCAACCTCTGCCAAGGCAACAGTATTAAGCGGTTCACATGCATTACTTTCCTACCCAATTAAAGATAATTTGGTAGGCGTAGGTAATCATGCCCTTGGTGCTCTTAAGGCTGATTTACCATGGACTTTTGAAAATTCTTCTGAAATTCCAGAAGTTGAATTAAAGGTTGACAGCTTCTCTATCACTGCTCGTACCCGTAAGCTCAAGGCAGCATGGACCCCAGAATTAGGTCAAGATTTAAATGCTTACCACAACCTCGATGCAGAAGTTGAATTAACAAGCATTCTTTCTGAACAAATCGGTCTTGAAATCGATCAAGAAATCTTGAACGATCTAGTTAAGGGTGCAACAGCAGGTGTTAAGTATTGGAGCCGTCGTCCCGGTAAGTTCGTAAATCGTTCAACCGGTGTAGCATTACAAGATCAAAACAATGCTGTAGCTCCTCCAGACTTCACTGGTAACGTATCAATGTGGTACGAAACACTCGTTGAAACAATCAACGATGTATCAGCACTCATTCACCGTAAGACACTTCGCGGTGGTGCAAACTTCCTTGTTTGCTCACCAGAAGTTGCTAACGTTCTTGAATTCACCAGCGGCTTCCGCGCTTCTGTAACAAACGATGCAGAAAAGGGCACCGTAGGTGCAGTAAAGGTAGGTGATTTAAATAAGAAGTGGGATATCATTGTTCACCCATATTTCCTCCGCAACGTAATTCTTGTTGGTCGTAAGGGTGGAAGCTTCTTAGAAAGCGGTTACGTATATGCACCATACGTACCACTACAAAGCACACCAACCATCTTCGATCCAAACACCTTCTCACCTCGTAAGGCAGTATTAACACGTTATGGTAAGGCAATGGTTCGCCCAGACATGTACGGCTTGGTAGTTGTAGAAGACTTAGAAGGTTAATAATTAAAAGAGGTTAAAATCTTTGCCCCGCTACTGAAAGGTAGTGGGGTTTTTTATTTGTGAAGAAAGAGCATAATTAAAACTATTTACTATACTATTTCCGAGGAATAAATAATGGCAATTCCTAATTTTTCACCTGTTTCACAAATGAGCAAAGTTATATTACCTCCAACTGGTAATACAGAAAATGTTTCTTTACAAACTTTACCTTTTGGTGTTTATGTATCTACCGATTATTGGGATGAACAACAAATAGCTGCGTATAAAACCGGTTCTGTTGAACAAGTAGCATTTACATATAAAAAGCTTGGCGGTGATGTATTAGATATAGAATTAGTTGAAACACAAATTCATTCTGCCTATGAAGAAGCGTGCTTGGAATATTCATATATTATAAATTTGCATCAGGCAAAAAATTCATTACCTTTTTTCTTAGGACAAGAGACTGGTTCTTTTAACAGTGATGGACAGTTAACGGGTGATAACGCAGAAAAATTAGCCAATGCCTCGTTGGCATTTCCAAAAATGCAATTTACATATGCTAAAAATATATCTTTAGCAGTAAACAATATGGTTGGTGTTAATGGAGATGAACCGATATATTCTGCTTCCTTTGACATTACAGCTGGTACTCAAGATTATGATTTACAAAATATAGTTTCTGCATCAGCTGCCGCAAAAGGTTGGAAAGTTGACGGAAAAAGAATTAATATAATGAAAGTATATTATAAAACTGCTGCTGCTTCTTGGAATTTCTATGGTTATTTTGGTGGTCTTAATGTTGTTGGAAACTTATCTACATATGGTCAATATGCCGATGACAGTACGTTTGAAATAATACCAGCTTGGCAAAATAAGTTACAAGCGATGGCATATGAAGATGCAATTAAAACACGGGTTAGTCATTGGTCTTATCAATTACGTAACAATATATTAAGATTGTTCCCTGTTCCAAATTCTTCTTCTCCTTTAAAATTCTGGTTTGATTTTACCGTAGGATCAAATGCTTGGGAACAAACAACATTATCTGGAAGTGATAATAACGCATCTAGTGCCGTTGGTGGCGTTAATAACGTTAATAGCTTACCGTTCCAAAATTTACCATATGATAAAATAAATAGCATGGGAAAACAATGGATTCGTCGTTTTGCTTTGGCTACTGCAAAAGAAATGTTAGGACATATACGTAGCAAGTTTGATAAAGTTCCAATTCCGGGTGATTCAGTAACTTTAAATGGTGACAAATTAATAAGTGAAGGAAAAGAGGAAAAAGATAAGTTACGTGAAGAATTAAAAACTCAATTAACTGAAATGACATATGTTAAAGTTGGTGAAGACGGAGCAAAGATGATGGAAGATACCTCTAAGACACAACAATTTATTCCAAATCTTATTTTTGTAGGATAATTAAATGGCTCGTAAAAAGAAAACAAAAGACAGTTTAGCATCTAATATCGCTAAACAGCCAGAAGCTCCACCACCACCTCTTTTTCTTGGCGAAAAAGAACGTAATTTAGTTAAACAAATAAATGATGAAGTAATAGAAAGAATCATTGGACAAACAATAGTTTATTATCCAATAAGCAGAGAACATACAAATTATCATCCAATATATGGTGAAGCAGTACAAAAATCTTTTCTTTCTCCAATAGAAATTCAGGCTATGGTTGAATGGGAAGGAAGCAAAACAGAAACAAAAGTTTTTGGTATTGATCGTGTTACTAATATTACTGTTAAATTTCATCGTAGACGTTTAACAGAAGATAAAGATCTATATGTTCGTGAAGGTGATTTTGTTCTTTACGGTGATACTTTTTATGAAATAGTTACCATTGCAGAAACAAAAAATTTATTCGGACAAATAGATTATAAATTTGATATTGTCGCTAAGTGTATTAAAGCACGCGAAGGTGTGTTTAATTCCAAATAAAAGTAACAATTATAGTATTTTGCAAAATAGAACTACTATTTATATTAAGTCAAAACCCCTATAAATTTTATTGTTTTAACTCCCAAAGGAGAATCAGATAATGTCAGTTTCTAAGTTTAGATTTGTAAGCCCCGGTGTATTTGTCAATGAAATCGACAATTCACAATTACCAAGATTACCAGAAGAAATAGGACCAGTTATTATTGGTCGTTCATTGCGTGGACCCATGATGCGTCCTGTAAGAGTAGAAAGTTTTTCTGATTTCGTAGAAGTGTTTGGCGAACCAGTAGCCGGTGGTAAGAGTGGTGACGTTTGGAGAAGTGGCAATAGAACAACTCCCACTTATGCTGCTTATGCGGCACAAGCTTATTTAAGAAACTCTTCTCCTGTAACTTTCGTTCGTCTAGGTGGATATCAACATTTAGCAGAAGAAGCAATTGGTGGTAAAGCTGGTTGGGATACAACTCATGCCTATGGCTTATTTATTGCTCCTGCTACTTCTGATGGTACAAATATTACTAAAGTTGGCGGACTTAATAATAAAGCTGCCTTAGCTGCTATTATTTATTCTTTTGGTACCGTTGGTTTGGTTGGTAGAAATCTAGATTCTAATACTTCTTTAGCTAATCCCGTTCTTGCTACTTGGCTAAAAGCAGATGATACTTATGCCGAAACAAGAGTAGTTATTAATGGAATTACCTCTAGTGTCAATTTTAATGAAAATTCAAAACAAAAATATATTCGAAATGTATTAAATACTAATCCAACTGCTTATGACTCAAGAAAATATTTCCTTGGGGAAACATATACTACTTGGGTTAAGCAATGTTTAGGTATCGGTAACATTAAAATTGGAGAAGCTAGATTAAAAAATGGCCCCAGTGAGACAAACACTATGGCTGTAATTTTATTAAAATTATCTGGTTTTGAAAATCAAAAACAAAATGCTAAAGATGCATCTACTGGTTGGATTGTTTCTCAACATTTAGGTGTAACAAGTTCTTTTAAACCTGATCCTACTCAAAAAAATCAATACACAGAATTACAAAACTTATTTAAAGTTGTTAGCTTAACTGAAGGAGAATGGTCAAGCTTAAACTTAAAAATTGCAATCGAAGAAATTAAATTACCGGCTAATGAATATACAAAATATGGAACATTTACTCTTTCAATAAGAAAAGCTTCCGACGATGAAATCCGTCCAGAATATCTTGAAAGATATACTGGTTTAAATCTTGATCCATCTTCTGAAAATTATATTGCTAAAAGAATTGGTGATAAATATACAGAATGGAGTTATGAAAAACAAGCCTTTGAAGAATATGGAACATACAATAATAATTCTAAATTCATTCGTATTGAAATGGATCCAACTTTAGATTCTGGTAAGGCTGAACCTTCATTATTACCTTTTGGTTTTTACGGACCCACGGAATATGAAAACGTGTATGTAACTGGCTCTGGAACAACAGGAAAGCCTTTAGCGACATATTTAGACCTTCCACAAAATGTCATTACTTCCAGTGGCACTGAATACACGGCCAGTTTTGCTTTGCCGGTAATACCTTTATTAGACTATAAAACAAATTCTTATGCTTCTTCTTTAGCGGGTTTAGAATGGGGTGTAAAAACAACTTTGCCAAATTCTAGAAAGACTAATGAAGATTATGTTGATTATGTTCGTTCTAAATCAGCAGGTTTTTCAGAAACTAACGGAGTCTACCAATATTTGTTTTCTTTAGATGATATTAGCGCGTCAGTTGATAACTCTGGAAAATTTATAGAAGCTTCTGGTGCTTTCTGGAACACCACTACGTCTGGATATTCAACTACTACTGGTTATAGATTTCAAGGTAAATCTGTAACTGCCACAAAAGGAATAGATACACTATTATCTAAATTTAATAAGTTTATTGTTCCGATGTACGATGGATTTGATGGTTTAGATATAACTAAAAAAGAACCATTTGCCAATGAATTATTATCAACTGGCGACCATACAGATAATTATGCTTATAATAGCATTAAAGTAGCTATTGAAAGTATTGCAGACCCAGAAGTTGTAGAAATGAATCTAGCTGCTATGCCCGGTATTACTAATAACGGCTTAAATAGTCAGCTTATTGAAAAATGTGAATTACGTGGTGATGCATTGGCAATAGTAGATATCGAAGGCGATTATAACCCAGAAAAAGAAGCACCAAAAGATAGAAAGCCAATCATAAATACAGCCGTATCTAATGTAAAAAAGTATATGAATACAAGCTACGGTTGCACATTCTTCCCATGGGTATTAGTTAAAGATATAATTAATAATAACAAAGTTTGGGTTCCCCCCTCTGTAGTAGCTTTGGGTACTTTCTCTTCTTCTCAAAGAAAGACAGAACTATGGTTTGCACCAGCTGGCTTTAATCGCGGTGGATTAACAGATGGTGCAGCTGGCTTGCCAGTATTACAAACAGCACTTAGATTAAGCTCTAAAGACCGCGATACACTATATGAAGCTAATATCAATCCAATCGCTTCATTCCCAGCAGAAGGAATTGTAATCTTTGGTCAAAAGACATTACAAGTAACTCCAAGTGCATTAGACCGTATTAACGTTCGTCGCTTGATGATTTACTTGAAGAAAGAAATTAGCCGTATGGCAAAGACTGTATTGTTTGATCCAAACATTGAAATCACTTGGAAACGCTTCCTTGATCAAGCAAATCCGTTCCTTGCCAGCGTTCAATCTAGATTTGGTCTATCTGAATACCGTGTATTACTAGACAACACTACAACTACACCAGATTTAGTAGACCGTAATATAGTATATGCTAAGATTTTATTGAAGCCAACCCGTGCAATTGAATTTATCGCTCTTGACTTCGTAATTTCTAATACCGGTGCAAGTTTCGCTGATTAAAAAGTAAATATTTATTCTGGTGACTATATATTATTGTAGTCACCAGATATTAGGAGATAAAACAAATGTCATTTTGGAGTGTCGTTGGTCCCGAACCAAAAAGAAATCATAGATGGTACGTTGTATTTACAGGCGCAGGAATTTCTGGCTTACAATATGCTTTAAAAAAGGTTGAAAAACCAAAAGCTAAAGTTGGTGAAATAACTCACAAATATTTAAACCATAGCTTTTATTATCCCGGTCGTCTTGAATGGGAAGCGATTCAAATGACATTTGCTTCTATTACACAACCAGATGCTACTGAAGTGGTTAATAATTTATTATTAGATGCCGGTTACGGAGTTCCGAGAGATGTTAATTCTCCTAATCAAGTAGCGACAATCGGCAAAAATAAATTTGCAGGAGCCATTGGTCGTACTATAGATATTAAACAAGTTAATGCTGATGGTCAAGTTATAGAAAGATGGGTATTAAACAATCCATTTTTTACAAACGTAACATTTGGTTCTCTTGATTATGCTAACGAAGATATAGTAGAAATTGTTTGTACTGTTAGATATGATTGGGCGCAGTTAGCAAATCCTGCTACCGCATTAGTTGCCAACGAACCAGATGATTCAGCTGTAAATCCTGATTTCCCTGTACCTTCTCCATAACTATAATATATAATTTATATACCACCATTATGTCATTTTGGACTGATATTACTCTCAAAGAACCAATGCGGCAAAACCGGTGGTATATTTTATTTGGCGATGCCGAATTAGACGCTTATAGGTTTGCTTTAAAGGAATGCTCAAAACCAGAATATAATATAGATACTGTGCCTCTTCTTTTATTAAATCAAACTTTTAATTATCCTAAAAATGTCGTTTGGAAACCAATAACTGTAAAAATGGTTTCTGCTATGGGTAGGTCTGATAAAATTGAACCATTTTCATCTAAAAAAACACTTTTTGGTGTTATTAAAGATAATTATGGCAATGACTCAACTGTTTCTAGGCAACAAGATTTTGAAGGAGGAACAGTAGCTACTCTAAGAGAAAATGTAACTTCATTTACTTCTGAATATTTTTTTCAATCTTTAGCTAGTACTATGAATGATCTTTTATATTCTACTGGTCATAACTCACCAAGATTAGGGTATAGTGTGGCTAAAAGAAATTCTTGTTTAGGTATTCAATTAATTCAAGTTGATTCTAATGGTAATACAATAGAAACATGGAAATTAACTAACTCATTTATATCTAACGTTAATTATGGAACTCTTTCTTACGCTAGTGATGAATTTGTTGATATAAGTTTTACAATAACATATGATAATGCCTCTCTATCCACTGTAAGCCCAAGCAAATTTGATGAAAAAGATGTTAAATTTGGCTATCAAACACAAGATGAGAAAAGAAAATTAAGAGAAGGATATTCTGGAAGAGAAGTGCAGACGCCATTTGGTTATAATGGTGGCGATCAAACGCTCTGGGCCGGTTCTCCCGGTTTACCGCAAACTGAAGAATAATTTTTATTTAACATATTTTTATATACAGTTATAATTACTTAAGAAAGCGTAGGTTATACATGCGTAACAATTTAGATCGTTTAGCAGGAAGCGTAGGAGCACAAACTCTTCGCCAAGATTCAGATTTTCCACAACAATTAGAACAAGCAGAAAACACTACAGTAGGTAACGGTTCTCCACTTAGCTTTATAGTTCCAACCGAATTTGTCTCTTTGCCATCAAAAGGAAAATTTTATGCTGTAAATCATCCTTTGCGGGATAAAGATACACTTGAAATAAAGCAAATGACTGCAAAAGAAGAAGATATTCTTACTTCACGAAATCTATTAAAAAAGGGGGTGGCATTAGATAAATTGATTCAATCTTTAGTAGTAGATAAACGAATAAATACCGATTCTTTAACTGCCGAAGATCGTGGAGCGATTATTTTAGCTGCTAGAATATCTGCTTATGGTTCTGAGTATTCTACTGTAGTTACTTGTCCATCTTGCATGCAAAAAGGAAAAAGCTCATTTGACCTTTTAGAGAAATTAGACTCAGAGAATGAGCAAGAACCTGTTTCTGTAGATGAAAATGGTTTTTTCAGCGTTCTACTTCCAAAAACAAAATGGAATTTAAAGTGTAGAGCAATCACTGGAAGAGAAGAAAAACATTTATTAAAGCTTTCCGAAACCAAGAAAACTGGCCTTGAAGGCGATTCTTTATTAATGGAACAATTAAAATTAATTGTTGTTTCTATTAATGATGTTACGGATAGACCAACAGTTGAAAATGCTATTTCCGCCATGCCAGCAGGTGATTCTAAATATTTGCGTAATATGCATCAAAATTTAGTTAGAGGTATAGATATGCGTCATTCTTATACTTGCAAAAGTTGTGAATTTGAAGGGGAATTGGAGGTACCGCTGACGGTAGACTTTTTTTGGTTTAAGTAATGAATATCAACAAAATGTTTATGAACAATTTTTTTATTTAAAATATTATGGTGGTTTTTCTCTTTTTGAGAGTTATAACCTACCAGTTGGTTTAAGAAAATGGTTTGTTGAAAAATTACTAGAGCAATTAAAAGCCGAAGCGGATTCCTTTAAAAAGAAGTAATTATTGAGCGAGAAACAAAGTTTTCTCGCTCTTTTTATTTGTGAACTATTTATTTGTAAACAGGAAATATAAATTATGGCTGATGAGAAAACACCAGAAACCAGTGATCAAATAAAAGAGATTGAAGAAAAAATAGTAAAAGCTAAACAGGCTTATCTAGTAGCAGCAAAAGATCTAAAGCCAATATATTTAGAAGAATTACGTGTTTTAAATGACAGCTTAAGAATCGAGCAAGCACGTTTAGATTTAGCCAAAGAAACTCGTCAATTAAAAGAAAAACAATTAAAGGATATAGAAAAAGAATTAGGCATTTTAGGAGAGATACTCAAAGCAGAAACTGATTCCGAAAGAGTAAAAAAGGCTCAATATGAATATACTTTATTAGACTATAAATATTTAAATCTTAAAAAGGAACTTGGGCAACAATTATCCGAAGATGAGGAAAAAAGATTAAAAGATGCCGATGAATTAATAAAAAGATATAGAGTTCAAACTGCCGAGTTAGAAAGACAAAAAGAGGCTCAACAAAAAATAAAACAAACATGGGATACTATTGAAAATGCCCTATCTGCTATTTCTGGGGGTTATACTAAGCAAATAACTCAAATGCGTTCAATGCAAGGTATAGCTGCCGGTATTGGCTCTCTAGTTAAAGAAATGGTTGAAACAAATGAATCCTTAGCAAAAGCAACGGGCAAGGTTGGATTAATTAATAAAGAATCTTTTTCAGGTGTTGAAAAATATGCTATTGGTTATAGAGAGATGGGCAAAGCTACTGCCGCTCTTTTTGAAAATATGTCTAGATTTTCTGCTTTAAGCGCTCCAGCGCAAAAAGATTTAGCTCAACATGCTGCCAAAATGGAAAATCTAGGTGTTAGTGCCGAAATGACAGGTAAATTATTTAATGATTTATCTAGATCATTAGGGATGAATGACAAGCAACTTAAGGAGTTAAGTGATAGAATAACAACCGTTGCTATTGGATTAGGAATTTCCGCATCAAAAGCATTTAAAGATTTTAGTGCTACTCTTCCCGCTTTGGCTAGTCATGGCATGAAATCAAAAGAAGTATTTTTTGATTTACAAAAACAATCAAAAGCTCTTGGAATTGAGATGACTACGCTGTTAGGTATTATCGGTGAAGGATTTGATACGTTTGAAGGAGCAGCCGATAAGGCAGGAAAATTAAATGCTATATTAGGTGGAACTTATTTAAATAGCGTAGAAATGCTGAATGCTACTGAAAGTGAGCGTGTTGATTTATTAAAACAAGCTTTCGAAGCATCAGGAAAAAATTGGGATTCGTTAGATAGATTTGAGAAAAAAGCTATTGCTGCTTCTCTTGGAATAAAAGATGTTAACGAAGCTAGCAAATTATTTAAAGAACTTTCAATAGAAGATCAAAAAGCTATGGAAGCACAAGCAGCAACGCAAAAAGAACTAGAAGATGCACAAATGAAAGTTGCTTCTACCACAAGGCAATTAGAATTAGCGTTCAGTAAATTAGCAATTGCCGCTGAACCACTAGCAAAAGCAATAAAATGGATAGCTGAATTATTGTCTGAATCTCCCGGTTGGACAACGGCAATTGCTGTTGTTATAGCTATAGCTTTTTCTTTTGCTAAGTTTACTCAATTTCTTGCAACTACAAGATTAGCTTTAATGCTTTTATCAAGAACTGCTATCACTTCTAGTGTTGAATTGGCTGCCGAAGCTCCCGTAGTATCAGCAGCAATAACAGAAATTGGCGGCGCTGCTACCTTATCAGCTGGTGGTTTAATGGCTCTTGGATTCGTTTTCTTATCAATCGGTGGTGCAATAGCATTAGCTGGTTGGGGTATCGCTCAGATAGTTCTTGCATTTGCTGGTTTAAAAGAGAATGGTTGGGCAGCTGCCACAGCAGTTATAGCTTTTAGTGCTGCTTTTGCCATCGCTACTTATGTAATAGTTAGTGCCGCTGTACCATTAGCAGCTGCAATTCTAATTATTGGAAAAGCAGGAACTTTTGGTGCAATAGGTTTAGGATTAATCGCAGCAGTCATATTATCAATTGGATATAGTATAAAAATGGCTACTGAGGGTGTTGCTAAAATGATAACCGCTGTAACTGAATTAACTACTAGGGCAATTAATTTAGAGAATTTGAAATCAATTAAGACTGCCGTTGGAGAGATAGTTGATGCAATAAAATTAATTCCTGAAGATGCTTCATTTAATGCAAGAGTTAATACTCTAAAATCTATTAGTGAAATAAACAAAACTCAAACAGTTAATGAATTAATAAAAACAGGTAGTACAGTTAATGAACAAAGCTTAAAACCTGCCAAAGAATTTGTTGTTGCTGCTGAAAAATATTATATTGCACAAGCAAGTGCTAAATCAGTAGATCAGGATGCGTTGGTACAGGCAATAAATTCTTTAAGAAGCGATAAAAATAAAGCTACAGGTGAAAAATCTAAAGAACAGCCAGTTATTCTTAGAATAGAAAATGGACCAGATTTACGAGCATATGTTCTTGGTGGAAAGTTTGTAAATAATCCATAGGAGTTAAAAAATGAAACTTCCTCTTTCTTCTGGTGCTGCATACACAATAAAAATTTATTCTTTTTCTAATGGTGGTTATAGCGCTTCACAACCGCATATACAATTTCCTGCGTTTATAACTGATTTTAGTGATTCTTTTAAAAGTGAATGGAAAAAAGAAACAATTTATGGAAAAATGGATCCTATTTCTACTTTTAAAAATACTTCTAGAACAATTACATTGGCTTTTGAAATACCAAATTCTTCTATTAATGAAGCAGCTACTAATATGAAATATATAGATTATCTCATAAGAGGATTGTACCCTATATATAGTAATGGAGTAGCTGGTACGGCTATAATGACTTCTCCACCAATGTTTAGAATAAAATTTTCTAATTTAATTTCTAATGCCAAACAATCTGATGAAATTAATGATGATCAAACATTAAAATCTGGTTTATTATGTTATATGCAAGGATTTGATTTTAAACCTAAGATAGATAGCGGTTTTTTTATTGACGAAGATAGTGTGCTTTTTCCTAAGTTACTTTCTGTATCTATGACTCTAGACATAATTCACGAACATTCATTAGGAAATGAGATAGTTGATGGCAAACTAAGACCAAGAATAAATATAAATTCATTTCCACACAAATATCCCGATACTCCAAAAATTTCAGAAAGTGTTAGCTTAGATCAACTAGAAAAAGACCTTAAAGCGCTTGCAGAAGCTAAGCAGGTAGAAAATCAAGGCGAAGATCAACCTGAAGAAGCGAAAACAGATGTTGAAGAAGCAGGGGCGACAGCTGCTCAGTCCAAAGTTTGTAATGTGGCTGATTGGTAATAAAATATTTATGATAAACCGATACAGAAATAGAAGAATAGTTAACAACGACATGCCTCTTTATAAAAAGATGTTTAAAGAAAGAGGCATTAAATTTATTGATCAATATGCTAGTCCTAATTTTAGTTATGTAAATGCTAGTCAATATTCTAATTTAAATATAATACAACATGTTTGGAAAGAAGGCGATAAATATTATAAATTAGCAGAAAAATATTATGGTGATCCTCAAGATTGGTGGATAATAGCTAAATTTAATCAAAAACCAACTGAATCTCATATTCAATATGGTGATATAATAAAAGTACCAACACCAATAGAATTGGTTTTAGAATACATGTTAGGATAAGGGTAATAATATGGGATTAACATCTGGAAAATATGTAGAATTACAACAGAAATCTGCTCTTTTTTTAGAAGCTCTGGGGAAAAAAAAAGAAGATCCTTCACAACTACAAAATTTTTTACTAACAAATAATTTAACCGATGACACAGG